AGGTATGAAGGTAGCTTCTGTATCACTTCTTTGCCAAGACAAAAGAGTATTTAAGGCAATGATGATGGCTGGCACTCCATGTCCTATAAATGGATTAATTGGAGATGAAGCTAGAGCATATTGGATTTCTAATCCTGAGATCCGACCTGACTGGGAAGATATAAAAAAAGAATACAAAAATTTAAATGCCAAAGTTTATAAGAAAAAAGATTTTTGTCGTAAATTTAAAAGTCATAAGTTGTGCTTAGACTAATATTTTTATTATTATTTAGTGTTTCTGCTCAAGCTAATGATCCCATATTTACAGTCGGAACAGAAAATATCATGGATATATCGACTACTGGTGCTGCTTTAAATCTTCAAGATGATGCTATGAGTGGAATGAAACCTCTAGGGTTTGATTTTAATTACTACAACAACACTTATGATGAAGTTAATATAGCCATGAATGGTTTTATGACATTTAATCCAAACTTTTCTGTAAACAATCAAAGAATTTATTTGTCATAAACATTGCCTGCTACTGGTTTTAATTACAGTATATTTGGATTGTGGACAGATTTAATTGATAAGAATAATAATAACGGAAGTCCTTATATTCAAACTTTTGGCGATACTGGTTCTAAATATTTTGTTACTGGTTGGTACAATATAAATGAATATAGAAATAATAATTTAAACTCTTTTGAAATTATATTGTATGAAAATACTAATGCTATTGAATTTAGATACGATAAAATTAATATATCTAATCACGATATAACCATAGGACTGCAAGGGAACAATGAAGCTGTAACATATTTACGTTATGAAGATACTAATTCTACAAATTATACACGCACAGATAAATGGTCTATTAGCACAAAATTAGATGAGTCTTATTCTAATCTATCGTCAGAGTGCCTTACAGATTCTAATTTTTCTGCTTTATGTAATGTTTACGATCTAGGAAATGATACAGAAGAAGATGATATATTTGATTTTATTGATGATTTAATTGAAGGTAATCAAGATTATGGCATTGAAGAAGATTTGCATTTAGGTTTTACAACAGAGATTAATTACGAGACTGGAGAGGGCTTGGCAATAATTGATTACGGCACAGAAGATGTTTTTTTAGATAATGAACTTTTAACAACCATAGAAGATGAGGAATTTCACAATGAAGATAATTTCGATTTTGAGTATATTGAACATGATTATTTTGATACTATGGGCAATGACGAAACGATAGAAATACTTGATATTACTAATGTTTTGCCTGAAATTTATCCTGAAGATAATTTTTTAGAGATAGCACAAATTATTAATATTGAGTTAGAAGATAGAGAAGTAGAACAATTTTTTGAACAACCTGATGAGGAAGAAAATGCATTACAACAAGAAAGTAGTGAAGAAGAAAGTCAAGAAGAAGAACAAGAAGAAAGACAAGAAGAAAGTCAAATACTAGAAGAAGAAGTTACTGAACTAGAAGAAGATATTGAGCCAGATAGACCTAGTAGACAAAGAAATATTGTGTCTAATAATGTTGCCTCAACCAATTCTTATGTGCAAAACCTAACGTCTAATATTATAAGCCAGTCAAGTAATTCATCACAAACATCAAGTGGTAATGCAATTTCTAGTAACAGTAGTTTTTCGCAGTCAGGCATAAGCAATCAAATTTCTGCCGAGCAAACACAAACTCAAAATGCTCTGCAGTCTGTTCAAACTATTGAAGTCAATCCTATTGGTAATGACGCAATGGGCGTTGCTATTGTGCAAGTACAGACTGTAACGACTGACAGCATAAGTAATGAAATACAATCTGTAACGACTGAAGTTATGACATCATCTGAAGCAGACCAAGTTGTTGCTAGTGTAATCCAAAGTAACATGGAAAGTTTGCAAGAGGAGATAGAAGAAAACCAAAACGAAAGTGGTGAGTATGATGTGCAAGGACAATCAAATTTAATCGCTCTAATGAATTATAAACAAGGTTGGGATAATTATTCTGCAATAAGTATTCCAGATGTTGCTTTTTACGAACCTTATCAAATATATACAAATGTTGTTTTAAGTGATAATATTAACGCACATATATCAATGACAGAAGCCTCATCTATTGCTTTAAATAAAATGGTGAGCAGTCAGAATTTAGATTTATTTAGGAGATACTAATGAAAAATTTAATGGATAATCTACAAAAGTATTTAGCAGTAATTGGTGTAATCGGTGCTGTTGGTGGTGGTTTCTGGAGTTTTGCAGTAGCTACAAGTGAAATAAATAATCGTTTAGATAACTTAGAAGCTGTTGAGATAACATCTGTTGATGTCTCGCCACTAGAAACAAAGATAGCCATACTTGAAGAAAAGGTATCGAAGTTAGAAAAGGCTACCGATAATAGCCGCAACCCATTATTAGGTAACTAACACAATTTCGACATAGTTCGACAACCACAAAAAAATCGTAAAATCTAGCTATTTTTATTAAATAAAATCAAAAAAATAGTCCTCACTAGAGAATAGGGAGGACTTGTTTTTACTGATAATAAAAACGAGTGGAAGAATATACTGTTAAACATTGTGAGTGTTGTCTGTATAATGTTCTTTCACCATATTAACGACAGCAACGTAAATCTTAGGTCTATTGATTTGTCCATTAGTTGTGGCACTAGACGTAAGAGAGCTAATGAATCAGAATCTGTAAATGAAGATTTAGAATATCTTGCTTAGACAGATAATGATGACGCTTGCTGTTGTTAAATGTAAATAAGTTTCCATAAATATTGATATATACCTGTCAAATAAAATTACAAATTAACTTTATTAATATTGTGTATTGACCTATGTGAATAATTGAGTATAATGGGGAAAGGAAATAAAATGGAACTTAAAAACAAATTAGAAGAATACAATATAAAACATTTTTCTGCCTCGCAGTTAAACATACCACTTAATCTTTGGTGGTTTAAATATATAAAACTTACACCTGAAGAAAGAAAGAAAATTGAATTTGGTGTACCAGCCACAGCAGGAACAGCAATTCACGAATCACTTGATATGGTTTTGCAAGAAACAAATCCTAATACCTTTGAATACGATCAAGAAACAATAGATTTAATATTTGATGAGATTGGTAACAAGATTGATGAACATATTGCTGTAAACGAAAATGATGCACAAAAGATGATTGGCTGCAAAGAACACGCACCAATGACAGCTCAAAATATGCTTGATGTAACTATTGATACCTTAAAAGAAATAAAAGGTGAAAACTTTAAACCAGCAAAATATAAAACATTTGTTGAAACTAATTTTGAGCAACAAATTTTATGGCAGCCTAAAGAATTATCTGTACCGATTATTGGTTACGCTGATGTTTTAATTAATAATCCAAAAACAATTATAGAATTTAAAACTTTACAGCCACGTTTGGGTGCTATGAGAAAAGATGGAACTAAAGGTTTTAGTGTTGCCTCTATTCCTAAAATACCAAGATTAAACTACTTAGAACAAATTACTGTGTACTGGGAAGCTATGAACAGAGAATATTATCCTATTATTATAGTAGGTAATAAAAACAAGGCGGAGGCTTTCCACCCAGATAACTGTGAAGAAATGTCCTTTGGTAATTTAGAGTTGTACTCAAGGTCAATGATTAAAAAAGCAAGACTAAGACAATCATTAATTATGCTTGATGACCCTATTAGTGTTTTAGATACTCCAGACTTTATTGGTGATTTTTATTGGAACTTAGGTGATGAGTTAGAAAATAAGGCAAAAGATTTATGGCTAAAATAGTAAAACAAAAAATGTATAAAGTTAAAGTTACACAAATTATTACAGTTCACAAAAGTTTTAAGGCGTGGAAGCCAGAACAAGCCCTTGAGATGGCTAAAGATGATTATTGGGATATGCCACCTATGAAAGCAAAGTATCTTGTTACACATATGCCTATGAACGCAGAAGTAGAGGAAGAATAATGGCAAAGAAATTAATAGATGGCAGAAAGAACGCCAAAGGTAAGAAATACAGTCATAGACCAAAGAGATATGAAAACTCTTTTTTCTGTGAAGAAACACGCAAACATTACAAGAAGCCTAATGAATAAAAAACAAAAGATGCACGTTATGCTACAGGAGCTATATGAAAAACATTGTGGTTTTGATTGGGATATTTACTGGTCAGAATTTGAAAAAAGAATGGAACATAACTGGGGTGGTAGATGGAAAGCTATTGGCAAAGATAAATATTCAAAAACATTAACGCAAATAAAAAATGGAGAAAAAGATGACTAAAAAAACTGTGTTTGAAACATTAAGCACCATTGAGATTAACCCAAAAGATATAGAAAAAAAAGGTCAGTATAGTTATATATCATGGTCTATCGCTTGGGGTCATGTAAGTAAGGCTTATCCAGATGTTACATTTACTAAAAAATTAAGTGACATAAAGGGTTTTTTATCAATTTCTGTTACCATAGAAGATAGAACTCTTACAGAGGAATTTCCTATACTTGACTTTAAAAATAAACCTATTGCACAACCTAATGCTTTTCAAATTAATACTGCTTTTCAAAGAGGTCTTGTTAAATGTTTAGGTATGTTTGGCTATGGCTTGTTTATATATCAAGGTGAGGATTTGCCACCTGATAATGTTTCACATGAAACAATACAAGAGCAACCAAAAGATAATTATGTTGATGAAAATAGCCATACAGACACATTAGAAAAAGAAGGTTTTGAAACAGCTATTAATGGCATTACATCAATAAAAGAATTAACTGATTGGGGTGTTAATAATGGCAAAAAAATAAAAGAGTCAAATCATACTGATTATGTAAGAGGAATTTTTGCGAGCAGAAAGACTGCTCTTGAAGATAGAGTTTAATTAACCATAGGAGAAAAATATGAACTCATTAAGTATAGTTGGAAACCTTGCCAGCGATCCAGAACTAAAAAAGGTAAATGAAACATCTGTATTAAATTTTACAGTTGCTTCTAATGTTAATAAAGACACAGTTATTTATAGTGATTGTGCTTTGTGGGGTAAGTTAGGTGAAAGTCTATCTACTTTTTTAACAAAAGGTAAACCAGTGACTGTTTTTGGTGAACTTTCTGGTATAAATGCTTACGTCAAAAAAGATGGTGATGCTAATGCTACTATTAGAATTAAAGTTAATTCTTTAAAGATGCACGGCACAAACAATAATCAAGATGCTACACCATCAAGCGTTGAGCCAAATGACGACATTCCTTTTTAAATGAAAGAAGATTTAGTTAATAATCCACCTCATTATCAAGGCGATAAGTTAGAGGCTTTAGACTCCATACGAGCCATGTTGGGAGTAAAAGGTTTTATTGCTTATTGTCTTGGTAATGCAAGTAAATATGTGTGGAGATGTACTAAGAAAGGAAATTTTCAACAAGATTTGGAGAAAGCTAAATTCTACATAGATAGGGCAATAGAAGAAAATGGAAAAGTTAAGAAATAAAAAATGTTTAGATAAAACAATAGAACACATATGTAATGATTTTGAATTATCATACATTGATTTAATATCACGCAGAAGGGTAAAAGAATTATCTATAGCAAGATGGTTAATATTTAATTTACTAAAAACAAACTCAATATTAAGTTTAGTTGAGATTGGCGATAAGTATGACAAAGACCATACAAGTGTTATTCATGGCATACGAGAGATACATATAAGAGAACCAAAACTTGTTAGTAAATATCAATCTGTTTATGAGGATTGCAAAAAACAGTTATTTCCAAGAGTCGCCTGACAGCCAAGACACAATAGAATGTCTTACACCTTTCTTGACAGGAAAAACTTTATGTAAAAGAAAAGATGGAAAACAAACTATATCGCCTTTCTTTCTTGTTATAAAAAAATCATTCTTATTATCAACGTCAATTTTTAGATCACCGCCATAATATTTATCATTATCTGTTAGTTGAATGATTGTAGTAATTTTTCTGTTTGGTCTTTTGGAGTTTAGGTTTTCCCAGTTAATGTCCATGTGACTATCATATTTGCCACCTTTTTTATATGTCAAGAACTGTAGTGGCTCGGCAAAGCCTTTTATATCAAAGTTCCAATACTTATCATTAACAGTATGCGTGAAACTAGAAACAATTTCAGCAACAAATTCTAGTTCTTTATTGTTAGCTTCAAAGGCTTTTACATCAACACTTCTATAAGATTTATTATCGCCACTTGTTAGGTTTCCGTCTTGGGAGGGTATTTTTTTTATTTTCTCTAGGACAGTAAAAATTTGAGCGTCACTTAATGCTCGCTGCATATGGCAAACCTGTGGGATTTCCATTATTCAGATTTTGGTTCAGTCTCAATTAATATTTTAACTTTTTGGCTTTCTGGTACATTAGCTTTGATACCAATGTTAGAACTAGCACAAGCTGTAACTAATCCTAATACAAAAACTGCCATAACAATATTTTTCATTTTATTACCTATGATTATAAAAGAAATTGTATCATGCGTTAAGTTTATTTACAAGATAATGTTGAACGCTGTCTGAAACAGGAGCTGTGCCTTTTATCATTCCGTTAATAGTTATCTTAGAAACACCACATTGTTGCATTAATTCTGTTTTTGATGTTTCAGTTTTTATTATTAATTTACAAAATACTTTATGATCCATTTTATTTTCCTTGAGTTACCAATGTCTAATTACACCTGCTATTATAAAAAAACAAGTTAGCCAAGCTAAAAACCTATCTGTCTTTATTACAAACTTACTTAAATTTAGATACACTTTTAACTCCTATTAAAATTTATCTATTTTTTTTCATCATTCTATTGCCAAACCAAAAAGCAATAATTGCTGAAAACATACTTTGCGTTTCAATATCCCATGCAGCTACTACGCCCTCTAATGGGTCGTCACCTTGTTGTATTGCTATAAAGACCTGTGTAACTTTAACAAAGGCAAACACAGAGAACAATAAATAAGTAATAACTGGGCGTACTGATGCTTGTAACGCACCGATAAATTTAGAGGAATTGTTTTTGGAAAGTTGCTCGGCATGAGCATAAATAGCTTTTGCTTCGGCTATATCAGCTTCTGCATCTAGCTCTTGAACTTTGTACTTAGACATTTGTTCGGCATATTTTGCCTTTGCCTCAAGCATAAGTAAATCTTGTTTAAATTTGGCTTTCTTTTCAAAGAAACCTAAAACGCTTGGCATGAAAGAAGTTCCAAAACCAAGTAAACTACCTAATAAACTAATCATTAATTACTCCTACGAACAAGTACACATTCTTTTTAATGTATCAAAAACTTTAGAGAATGTCATCTGTTCGTTTTCTAAAGTCATTTGTTTTTCATGTATTTTTTTTGTTGTGGAGAGATTTTGAGGTAACATAAAATGTATAGTACGTTTATCTAGGGCAACTAAAGCTAACATATCGCATTGTATTTTAGATATAGGTATTTTCTGTCCACCATAGTTTGTTTGGAAATTGTATCGTG